TTAGTTACTTCTTGCATTTCTATTACGTCTTGCTCTAGTTCTTTAACAAGCATTTCTTTCTCAACAGCAGTTAATTCTTTACTACCACCAATAGCTTGTAATATATCAGATACTTTACCACCAGTAACAGCATCAAATACAGGAGATAATTCTTTACCTGTTTTAACTAAACCTCTTAGTAAGTTACCAAAGAAAGTACCCTTACCGTTATTTTTTAATTTTCTATCACTCATATTATTAAGTATATTAAGAGTCCTATAAAGGCTACTCTATTAATTAACATTAATGTTTTAGGGTATTTAACTGCATCTAATGGAACATAAGCTCCACTAAACATCATAACTAAATTAAATAAAAATGTTAATACGTCCATATTACATTACTAGACTTTTGTTTATCATCATCTACGTGAATAAATGTATCAGCAATACCAATACGATTAAATCCAACGTGTATAAGAGCTTCTAAGACCTTATATCTAGTTCTACTATTATTAGCTTTAATATCTACTGCTAAGCCTCTTAAATGACTTGAGTTAGGTTTACCACCTATCTTAGCATTATGTTCTGGACTTCTATAAGCAGAATTAATTACAAAAGGTATTCCTGCATACTCTCTAGCTTCATCTAGTTTAGCTAAAAAGTCTCTATCCATATTATATTCTATTTCTTTAAAGTACTTGCTCATTAAGTTAAATATTTAATATCTTTAAACTTACCATTAAGAGATTCAAATGTAGTTAACATATCTCTAGGTAATAAATCAATCCCCATTGCCCACATTTCAAATATAGCTAACATAATTTCAAAGTTGGTGCTATTATATGTGCTTCCAAATATAGAGTTTATTCTAGCTTCAAATGAAGACACTACGTCATATCTAAACTTTTCAAATAAGTGTACTACATAGTCTATATCTTCCTTGTCTATACCTTTAATATCCCATTCTATTCTAACTGCTTTTATATAATCTTCGTGCATCTTTGTTTGCTCGCTTAACACTAGTCTTTTAAGAGAGTCCCTATCCATAGTGTCTATATTTTTAACTCTTAACATATCTTCCATTCTAATACCACATCTTAGAGTTTTATGCTTAGCAAAGTCATAACACATTCTAGTCTTTACTCTGTCGTATTCTCCGTGAGTATAGAACTTCATAGTGTGAATCTTCTGTCTAGTTCTTTCAAGAGTATTAAATAAATCGTGATTAATTAATTCTATCACATCTCTACTTTCTTTCTTTCTTCCGAAGTATGCTATAGCTTTCTTTATAATAGGAGGAGCTATCATCTCCAATGCTTTAATTAATACTAGTTTCATTTAGTTAGATTTTATACATTATTAAAGAAAATAATATTGGTAATGCACTATAAAGAAAGTCAGCTAACTCAGGGTTACCTTTACCTAGATACCAATCATATACTATCTCTTTTAAAGCTACTATGACTATACCTGCAATAGCACCAGATACTAACGCAAAGTCTACGTTATATATCTGGTCTATTACAAAGCCTAATATCATTAAAGGATAACCTACAAACATACCTAGTAGTACGTGATTCTTCTTATCTAATGCAATATTATTTATTATTCTCTCAATCATTTAGAATATTCTGTGTTTAGGGCTTTCAGGTTCTACTTCATAAGATTTCCATCCATAAGGACTTTCATCTAATTCTTTCCATAGTACATCTACTGCGAAACCGCTAGATAATACAGGAGGTTGCACCTCTTCTCCAGCTTCATCGTATTCTCCTTGCTCTAGTACAAACTTATTTAGCTTAATAAAAGCAGCTTTAACATTTTGTACTTTGTTACCATCTTCGTCTAAATCAAAGAATAAATCTATTTTACTCTCTGCTTGTTCTTGGTCGTTAAACTCGTATCTTTTGTATATCATAATTATTTATTTTACTCTTGTTGTTATTATAGGTGTAATTGTTACACTTGTGTTAATTTACTAATGCTTCAGATTCTGAATCACTCAAAGCAGTATTGTAAACTTTAAAATCATTTATTTTTGTTTGTGAATATCTGCCAAATATTCCTTCTCCCATATCTCTTGCAGTTGTTAAAGTACCGCTTAAACTTCCTTCTGCACCAAATATTTTAAAAGACGTACCATCTATTCTAACCACCCATTTATTTGTGCTACTTGCTAAACTGCTTACAGGGTATTGAGAATTTAAATTATTATAAACTCTAATAGAATTATTAGGATAACTTCTAACAGTAAGAGATGTTGCTCCTGAACTATTTTCCATATTAAAAAAAGTTATATTTACATCACCTTCATTTAAATCAACATCAAAAAATAAAGTATAAGAATTACCAACAGTTAAAATACTGAAATCATCTTTTAAACATTCATCAGCCAACCTCGTTACTGCACTTCCAGATGTAGGAATATACGATGTAGCGTAACTGCCTTCCTCTATTTGTGCGCCCCATATAGAAATATCTGCATAACTATCTGTTAATATACCTCCAAAATCAAATAAACCTAAATGAATTCTATCGCCAGATGACATAACTGTTGTGCTTAATTCAATTCTTTGCCAAGAATTATTAGCTATTACTTCAACAGGGCTTAAACTTCCATTATAAACCAATATCTTATAATCATCTGACGTATTAGATTTAATATAAAAACTTATAGATGAATCGTGAGGATTTGGTAATCCACTTACGTTTGTTCTAATCATTGAAATATTACTTGCACTTACTGAAGGAGCATCAAGAATTACCCTCGATGCATTTTGTGTTCCATCTGGAGAAATAGCATAGTTATTCGTTATAGATGGAGAAACTCCAGTGCCACCATTTATTTTTAACCAAGAACTATTACTAAAGTCTTCACTATAAGCAACCAAATTAGTCCTACTCGGCTCTAACAATAAAGCACCTTCACTATTATCCTTGTAATCTATTCTAGGCATTCCAGCACCTACTGTTTCAATTAAACCATCTTTGTTTACTACAGTAGCACTTGAGTCTCTTTCAAAGCTAAAAGGTAAAGGTTTAAAGTTGTTATTCTCATCGTTGTAAGCTAGGGTAGAACCTTCTTTGGTTGCCCAGTTACCATTTCCAAATTTTAATGTATTACTCATATCTATTTAATTGTATAATTTTGTCCGTTAGCCATTAATATAAACGATTCCCAAGACGTTAGTTCTTCTAGTTCGATATCTGTTAATGCAGTATCGAAGTATTGTATTTGTTTAGTGTTTCCGTAGAAAGGTAAACCACCTCCACTATTATCAAAATCATATTTTTGCAAACCAACTGGCATTGTAGCAGAAGTGTCCGTAGCTACTTCAAAACCATTTACCCAAAGTGCGCAATCATTAAGTTTGTATTTAACTGCAACCTTATTTGATAAAGTTGTATCTGCAACAACATATCGCATATCTGCTTGTTCGTTATTACCACTTGTAATATAACCTTGTATTTGATTTGACGTTTCGTGTAAGTTAATCATAACCCTATCAGAGGTACTATTATCATTAATACAAGTTTGTCTATTAGTTAAATCATTATCTAAAGCACTTATCTCTGCCATCAAAACACCTTCACTATCATTAAACGTATCTGAAGTACCTGCACTATTACACACATCTGCTAGTCTAGTTGCTACTGCTCCGTTAGTAGGTATGTAAGAAGTAGCGTAACTGCCTTCTTCTGCTTGCCATCCCCATATTAAAACTTCATCTCCAATAACTGCTGGTTGTGGTATCTCCAAACCAACAGTTGCTGTACCACTTGGCATTGTTTCAGTATATTCAAATCTTGTCCATTCAGAAGGTATTACATCAGTATAAATGTTATTAGCTAATCTTATTTCAAAATTTTTACCTATTGAATTTCCTATACCTTTTAAATAAATTGATGCAGTATAACTTGCAGCGCTAAGAGAAAGGTTTTGATAAAAATATGGGTCTGTATTAGTTGCAGTTAATTTGGTTGCATTTTGTGTACCATCTGGGCTTATAGCAAAATTGTCTACATAAGTACCACTTTTTACAATAGTATTAAATTTAGCTTGTGAATAAGGTATCAAATTCGTCCTCTGTGGCTCTAATAATAAACTAGGGCAAGAACTATCTGTGTAGTCTAGTCTAGGTGTGTCTAAGCCAGATATAACTTCTTTAACGGATATGTTGTCATAAATAGTTTCACCCGCAGTATTTCCGTTTGATTGAAAATATATCAATGTAGAGGTACCTACTGCCTTAAAGTAAATTGTAGATGTTGAAAATCCGCCTACTGCGTCAATTACTATTCGTGGTGGATTGCCACTTGGTGTAAATTTAAATAAATACGTATTCCCAATTGTAGTTGGTATTGTTAGTAATGCACCTTGATTAAAGGATGTTGTAGTAATCCTTAACGCCTCTGACTGTATATCTCTATTTGTTGGCGAACCGTAAGCGCTCCATTGAGGTAATGTTATTACGTCTGTGCCATTAGAAACCCCAGCAAAACTACCATTAGTAACTAACTCTGTATCAGAAGTTTCTAAAGGCATTGTTTCTATTAAACCATCTTTATTTACTCTTGTTGCATTAGAGCCTCTAGAGAATGTAAAGTCTCCGTCTCCATTGCTAGGAAGCACACTATATACTTTCCCGTCTTTATACCCTGAAGGTATCATTGCTAATTTTGGTATTGCCATTTTTTATTTATTTTTTAATTAAAATCTGCATTATTAACACAACTAATAGCTTCAATAGTACCACCATCTGCTATAACTCTATCTTCATAAGATTTAGTTAGAGGGGTTATTATATAATCGTAATAGATACTACCCCAACCATCTTTGTTAGGACTTCCCCACCAACTAACTGGATATATTTCGTTTGCCATTGTCTTTGTCTTTTATTTCTTTATTAAACTTATTATAGAATTTATCTAAATTTACTATATTCTTTTTCTTTGTTTTATACTTTCTCTTCATCTTATAATACAAAACTTGAGAAGCTATCTGCATCTTTATCAGGATACATATCTCCATTACTATTATTATTGTACTCTGGAAACTTCTGGCTGTTAAAGCAGATATAATCTATAAATCTTTTAGTATAGAACTCTGCTCTATCTGTAATCTTACTTTGCATTCTATCTACATCTCTAAAGTCTACTGTATCTGACTCTTGTCCTCTATGTCTGTTTATACCTCCATTATCTATTTTAAACATAGCAAATGGTAAGTACTCTAATTGAGTGAACCATATTAGCATAGGTTTAATATAATCGTCTCTAAGGTCTTTATAATCACTATTGGCAGGTAAGTCTATATCTCCAGATAATATTAAGTCTTGTAGCTTATCATATAATCTACCACCTAAGTAGTTTTGTATATGCATATCTTGTGCTACTTCAATTTGATGAATTAGCTTATCTGCATCTGTGTTACCGTCTATTATAGACTTAGCTTTTAAGTCTGCTATACTTATGAATAATGCTTTCATAGTCCTAATATATTTTTAATTTTACTTAATGTACTTCTATAAGCACCGTTATCATCTCGGTCAATCATTCTTTCTCCCATTTCACTTGGGTTGTTAGGCTCTTTTAAACCTTTCTCATAAGCTGAATTAGGGTCTACTTGCTTATTACCTTTCATCTTATACACTCTTAATTCCCAATAGTGATGACAGTTCTTACCGCCCTTAAATTTTAAAAGACTGTAGTTCTGTTTGTTATGACCTAACTCGCTATTAACTCCTCTAAAAGACATCATATTAATATCTTCTTTTCTAAATACCATTTTTCTAGAAGTAAAAGATTCCATCTTAGTACAGAAGCTTCTACTGTTAGGAGACTTACGTTCTGGCATATAAGCATATCTAATCTTATATACATCGCTATCTTCTTTAGATGATTTGTTACTAGACTTAATTGTAGCCATTCTAACGTCACTTATGTCTTCTGAATATACTTCACTATGAATAACTTCCCAATCATCGCTTAAAACCTCTCCTAACTCCTCTAATTGAGAATACATATCATCTCCTTGTTCGTCAGAAAAGTCTTCCTTAACTTGTGAAGATAACTTCTCTCCAGTTTCTTCTTCTTTTCTAATCTTAGTAGATATGTTGTCTAATTCTGTAAACTCTATTGGTTGTAATGTTACAAAGTATAAGTCTTGAGTAATACCGTTAAAGTCTAATATATCTTCTAAACAATATTTAATCTCATCTTGGAACGGTCTAATAATAACGTTATCCATTAATACAGATGCTGTTCTTAATTCTTCTGCATTATTACCAAATCCTGTATTATCTTTAATACCTAATAAAATAGGAGATACAATACCGTGTCCTAACATAATCTTTTCTCTAGCCTCATCAGATAAGAATTGATATTGAGCGTGAGCATCAGGTAAGTGTATAGCTTCTATTTCTGCTTGAGTTTCTTTAGACTCGTTAAATGCTATAATAGTTCTACCTGCATTAGAGCTACCAGAAAACTTATCATTAATCTTTCTTTCAATAGCACCTTGTGTTTCTTCGTTAGGAATACCATTGTTAAAGTTAATAAATAAACTAGGAGCTAATCCATTTTGTATATTAGATATATGGTAGTTAGATACTTCACATTCTAAATCAGCATACTGTAAACAAGCTTGGTAATCAGGAGTAGAGTAGTAATAGAAACCACTTCTATAAGGTTTAATTACATATATCTCTTCTCTTTGTGATTTACTTCCGTGTTTAAAGCAAGGTATTCTTTTAGGCTTATCGCTAGGCTTAGCATCTGCCCAATTAGGATGATAGTAGTATGCTTGTATAATTCCTTTAGAGTTAGCTTTCTCAGCTCTTAAAGTCTCCATAGGAAAGTGAGATATTTTTAATATCTTAGTTTTATTTCTATTGTAGGTTAGTTTAATTGCACCTTGTCCTAATTTCTTTCTATCTATTACTACCTTTTTGATTTCTCTAGGTCTTAATAGTTTTTTCATTCTTACATAATGTTCTGGCAATAACTCAGAGTTAGTAGATTCTATACCTCTACCAAATACCATATCAGCTATACCATTATTACATCTAGCGTTAGTTGGACTAGAAGTATCTAATTCTATAAGTCTACCAAAATAATTATTATCAGCACCCCAAGAAACCCAATCTCTATTGTGAACTTCTTTTACTTCTGGTGCTTCGTAAGATGATAAATTAAGTATTCTTACGTTTTGTTGCTTCTTCTTATCTTCCATTATATAATGTATGTGTTATCATTTATCTCCCCTGTAGGTTGTGTATATCTGTCTTGTGATACTATATGTTTAACAGTATAATCATCTTGACTGGTACAGAATATCTTATCTCTGTACGCTAAATTATCATCAGCTTCTATCTCCATAAAATAAGTAGAACCTTCAGAAAATATAGAACTAGAGAGTTCTAATGTTGTGAAATCATTATCACTACCTACTACTGCATCAGTTATTGTATCTGACTTAGCATCTCCATCCCTTCTTAGTCTAATAGATAATGTTATCGCATTAGATAAGTCTACTCTAGGCATTATAGATATAGTTTGAGATGTTGTTATTGGTTGTAATATTATCATACTAAGATAACTATTTTTAATTATTTTGTTTTATAATAAAAAAAGCCTCACATAATGCAAGGCTTTTAATTAATTGATTGATTGGTTATTAAGAACCAAGTGTAATTGATACACCAGCAGAAGCTAAGTCTCCGTCTTTTACGAAGTTAGCAGGAGCTTTTTCCATTCCTGAGAATGTTAAAGTATATCCACTCATATCTCCCATAGCAGCTCCAGAAACGATAGTACCACCAGATACATCTAATCCGTGCTCTAAACCTGCAACAAATACGTTTCCGTTATTGTCTTCGATTAAAATGTGAGGACTACCGTAAGCTAATAACTTAACCGTCTTGTGGTCTTCTTTAGTTAATTTTGTCAATTGAAGCTCTAAAACTTGCTCAAAAGTAGTAGTTCCATTCTCTCTTGAAGAGGTAATGTTTTCTGTATATGTAGAACCACCTTTGATATCAAATTTATAAGCAGTAGGAGAACCTAGGTCATCAATAACGTCAGTATCAGTAACGTCATAACCAGCAGTTATTCCTCCTTTGTTAATGAAATAAACAGCGTTTAATCCACCAACTGAATCTTTACAAGGCTCTAAACGTCCTCTTGAAATATCACAACTCATTATATTTATATTTTTAAAAGTTAATAAAAAAGGGCAGGTAGAAACCCACCCTCTTTAGTTTATTTATACTAATCTTAGTTAGCAGAGTTAACGATTCCGTAAGTTACGATATCTTCAACGATTCCATACTGAACACCAGCAGTAAACCTCATTATGATTCTTACGTTTTGAGAACCATCTAAGTCAGCCATATCTAAAATCTTAACTTCTTGAGAATCAGACGTCAATCCAGTTCCGAAATGTAAGTTATCTTTAGTAGTAGCAATCATAGTATCAGAAGCAAGTCCGTTAGCCATAAAGATTTTTACACCATCAAAGCTCTCGATATTGATATTCTGATTGTTTCCTCTATCTTGGAAACCAGCAGCTCCTTGACCTCCAGATTGGAAACCACCTAAAGCTCTCTTGTAAGCTCTAAATACGTTTTGAGCAACATAAATCATTAAGTCATCTCTTCCGTATAAAGCAGCAGGAATAGCATCTACAACTTTTCCTAATTCATCTACAACGTTAGAAGCATCTACAGAAGTACCAGCAACTTCTTGTGCAGCAGGTAAATCAGCATCAGCAGCTAATAAAGTAGTGAAACCATCATACTCTCCAGCAGTAGCGTTAGCCCCTCTCCATACATTGATTTCTTGTTTCTGTGCTACTTTAGCAGCAACGTGACCGATTAAATAGTCTTGGAAAGAAGAAGGTAAGTTATCGAAAGCAGAATATCCCATTGAGATAGCATCCCAGTCAG